ACATAGACTCGTCAGATTCCAACTTAGTAAGATCAGAAATAACAACATCATAGTTATCTCCAATTCCAAACTTTCGTGCTTTGCAAAGAGGTGCATTACATACTGCACACATTGGTTGATCTTTGCATTTGTATTGATAATCAGTTTTCTCATGTTGCTTTATTGTTTTCTCCACTTGTGAAAAACCAAGAGGCCTATCCATATGTTTAGAATTAAATTCATTTACTTTATCTTTCCATGCATCCGGAAAAGCTTTCTTTGCATAAACTGCATATTGATACAGTGCATTATCTCTGCCACCTTCTGGTATTCCCATATTCATTAATGTTTCTAAACATGGTGGCCCTTCTTCTAATTTTTTTTCATTGTTACGAGTAACTTTAATCTTGGGTAAATCTTTTGGTTCCACAGATTTTTTATCGACGAGTCCATAGAACTCATCCAATGTACAACTATCGCCGGAATCATTATAAGCGTAACGAAAGCTATCATCACCATTAAAGTAAGGAAGGTTGAGGAAATTCCCAGTGTCGCCCCTATCAGCACGGATTTCAATTTGTTTAGGAAAGACTTCACAATCTGCATAACCTAATTCTCCTGCTAACTCGACAAGTTTATTACGAAGCTTTTTAGCTTCAACAAAATCTTTAAGAAATAAAAATAAATGTGCTCCACCGCTTTTAGATCTACAACATACAAGTGGTATTTTAAATTCATTTAACTTCTCAATAATTTGCTTATGATCCAATGTATATGAGTCAATATCGATACAACCCCATCTACACTTTGAATCATCACGAATAGGAATAATGCCCAAGCTAGCTTTCCCTTCGATATGATCTCTCCAAAGCTCGTCAGTAACCGGTGCTTTAATGATAAAGGCTTTGCCTTTTTTCTTCCCGTTCTCATCCTGATCTTCTTCCTTGAATGTGCCATAAGCCCGGTGTAGCCCTTCGAATATATTTTTAAATCGTTCCATGTTTCTCCTTTTAATTTAATGGGGGTATTAAGCAATAATACCCCCGCATCAGTTTGATAGGAAGAGCAGTTTTCTGGGAGGAAAAACCCACCGGATCTCTTACCACCTTACGAAGTCTAATGTATCTCCGTTAACCTTTTCCGGCAGGTGACTAAAAGTGTTCCTTCCCTGTTGGGCCTTCCAGTTTTTTGGGTTCATCACCCTCTGGGGAAGCCAGTACATCTCCTTGACGGAAAGCTAAAGCAAATGCTTCTCCCGTCGTAAAGACTTCTTTGGTAGGAACAAAACCTTCCTTCGCTACAGTCCAACCGAAATATTTTTTTCCGTTGGTTTCCTCTTGTATCGAACTTAATCTGTACACTATTGCGTAAGATGGAGGTGTTATAGTTTTACCCCCACTCTCCATTGTAGCAGTCATCATCATGTAATTCCATTGACGAGACTTTTTCAATTGAGAAGATTTCATGGTAAGTATCCCACGAGACTCTACATTGTTATTATCATCTAAGATAAGTACAATGTGGTTCGCTGTCTCTTCTACATAGTTTCCATTATCTAAATAGAAACGATTATCTGTAGGAGATTTTTTTGCCTTACTCATTACATCTGAGGTAGCAGGATGTATGTTCACAGGCGCTTTATTACCCGTGCCTTCTGGAGCCCATTCAACGTAAGTTCGAATGTACTCACAAGGGACTACTCTTATGCCAGTAGGTCCATCATACACACTTTGAGATGCAGAATTGAATATCTGCCCTGCCTTTGCCGTCGGAAGTGATTCATTATCAGTTTCCGGTGACATCTTTTGCAGTAGTTTGATACGAGGTATCATAACATCTTTGGTACTGACGTTAGATAACCCGTCTCCTTGTTTAGCTTCTGCTAATGAGAACACTTCAGCAAGTGCATTGCTGGCCCCCGAATTAGACTTTTTAACATTTGACGTTTGATTCATAAGTTACTCCTTTTAAGTTTTAATTGTTACGTCGTTGGTTCGAAAGACACCAAAAGTTTCTTCTGGAAAAGGCTCACCCTTTTCAGCTGCTTTTTGTAATGACTCTCTTACCCAGGCATCAAGTGTATTCCATTGAATACCCTCTTTTTCTGAAGGTTCGTATCCATTTTCACGAAACATTTCTTTTACTTGTTTCGCTTCTATATCTTGTCCTCTTCCGAAACTAAATGAGACTTCATTTTTAATCAAGTCCCCTGCACCCTGGTCCCTGATAAATTGATATGCGTTATCAATATTCTCAGGTTTAATATGTGCACGAATTTTTTCTTTCCATGTAACAGTAGAACCGTCCATGAGTTTGAATGAATATAAATTTTTATCTTTAAGTGCGTCAGCTATTCTATTTTGTAATTCTTGTAACGCTTCTTTTTTAGCTTTTAATTCTAAATCTGTTCTCTTAACTTCTTGTTTCATTTCAACAAGTTGTTTACATAATGAACCCATCTCACTGAGATCTGAATCATTAACCCTGTTAAGATTATCTTTCTCGTTTATTAAATCAAATATTTCGTTCATCGTTTCTCCTTATATTAAGATATTAAATTCTATCGGGAAATATCTTCTCTCAAGACGGTCCCATTTAAGAACTTTATATCGTCCGTTATTGTATCGGCTGGCAATTGCACAACACGCACCTATTATACTAGGGTCCCCCACTAAAAGCAAGTAATCATCATTGGAAAAATTTTTTAAAATTTTATTCGCTGCAAAAACTACAGGTCCCGGCGATAATGCTATCTGTTCATGATAAGGAACTAATGATTCAAGATCTCCAAACTGCTTAGCAGAACTGAAATCTCTCTTAGGTACTTTTTGTATAATATAAACCGTCATTATTTCTTTCCGTCTCTCCTTTGGCTAGAGAGGGAGGGAACCCTTTTACAAGTCCCCTTCCGTTTCTTTTGCCTATTGTAAAAAGGAGAAACTTTTTACACCTTATTTTATATTTGATTCTGATACGAAATTCAAATAAATAAGATCTTAGAAATAATGAAATTGAATTATAAGTTTAAAACTGAGCCTTTTGAACATCAATTGAAGGCACTCGGATGCTCTTGGAACAAAGAGTCTTTCGCCTATTTCATGGAAATGGGAACTGGTAAATCGAAAGTCCTGATTGATAATATTGCTATGTTATATGACAAAGGATCCATAAACGGGGCTCTCATTGTTGCTCCTAAAGGGGTCTATACAAACTGGAAAAGTGAACAAATACAACAACATATGCCAGATCATGTGATCTATAAAATTGTAGTGTGGAATCCTAATCCAACTAAGAAGGAAAAGGAAGAATTAAATTTTCTATTTCAAGAAAAAGATTGCTTGACAATATTTCTGATGAACATCGAAGCGTTCAGTACGAAGAAGGGCCAAGACATTGGGACCAAGTTTTTACTAGGACATAAAGCACTGTTTGCTATTGATGAGTCCACAACTATTAAAACACCAACAGCTGCAAGAACTAAAGCTGTTATTAAGTTAAGTAAACTTGCACAGTACCGAAGAATTCTTACAGGATCTCCTGTAACTAAAAGTCCACTCGATCTTTATTCACAAGCAGAGTTTCTCGATCCAGAATTCCTGGACCAACCATCCTTCTGGACGTTTAAGTCTAGGTATTGTGTGATGGTTAAAAGACGGATTAGCGGTTCACATCAATTTAATATGATTGTGAGTTATAAAAATTTAAATGAATTAACAGAGCTCATTGATAAATTTTCTTACAGAGTTTTAAAAGAAGAATGTCTTGATCTGCCCGATAAGATTTATATGAACAGAGAAGTTGAGCTTAGTGCAAAACAAATAGATGCGTATCATCAGATAAAAGAGTTTGCTGTTGCTGAACTTAAAGAAGGATCTATGACGACGTTCTCTGCATTGACACAATTGATGAGACTTCATCAAGTTACGTGTGGTTTTATGACTACCGATGACGGGAGGCTCGTCGATTTACATGACGGGAAAGGAAAGATCCCTAGACTGGAAACGTTATTAGATGTGTTAGAAGAAGTAGATGGTAAAGTAATTATCTGGGCTAACTACAGACATAACATTAGACATTTAACTAATGCGCTGAGAAAAAAGTACGGACCTGAAAGTACCGAGAGTTTTTATGGAGACACCAAGCAGCATGAACGAGAGGATATTTTATCACGCTTCATGGCCCCTGACTCCGGGCTCCAGTATCTTGTAGCAAATCCTAGAACAGGTGGGTATGGTTTGAATTTAACTGTATCACATACAATTATTTATTATTCTAATAGTTATGATTTAGAAGTTAGAATGCAGTCTGAAGATCGTATTCATAGGATCGGTCAAACATCAAAAGCAACATATATTGATTTAGTTGCTAAAAAAACTATTGATGAAAACATCATAAAAGCCCTGAAAACCAAGATAAATCTAGCATCCACAATTTTAGGAGAAGATTTAAAAAAATGGTTGCAATAAGTTATAATATATTATAAAGAGTTATTTAAATGAGGATGGTGCAACATTCTCAGAGTATGGCTGAACAACTGTAACAAGGTAGTAAGGCACACTTGATGATCGATATGAGGCGAATGCTTTGAAGTGTCAGAGGGTGGTACTGAAGTACTAGTTAATATGGGAAATATTGACTTGTCGGGAAAAGGTTGGGGGTAGTCAAAGAATCCCCCTACTCACTAAAAGAAAGAAAGGTTTGTATGGAAAATGATAACAAAGTAGATCTAACTTATGTAGCAGCTAGATTAATGAGAATTGCAGATGCGAAAGATAAAGATTTACGTAAGAAAGTAGAAGAATTTCAAGAAGAGTGTTTACGTAATATTGGGGTAAACTCAGTAAACAGATTCTCCTATTTGTCCTTGTAAAGAAAGAAAGGTTTGTATGGAACGTACAGAAATAAAAGTAGGTAAGATAATCATTACCATAACAGCAAAAGATGCTCTTATGGTGGAATTAAATGGTTATACTTATTTCATTGATGATAGCACCAATGAAAATCGAATGAATAAATATAAGGAGAAGTAATGTTATATGCTGCGTACTTATTTATTTTAATAAGTTTGTTTATGTATGGGAGACCATACATGGCCAGTATTTTTATTTTGTTTATAGTTTGGCAAACGGTTTCCAGTGGTTGGTACCAATGGCTATTTTAAAAAGGAGAAATGTTATGGGAATAAAAGAAAAAATTTTAGAGATAGCAACAGAAGCAGTTGCTGATCGTGAATTTACTCATGGTGAGTGCGTTGAAAACAACAAGAATATTGCAGAATTATGGACAGCTTATTTAGGTGTTCCATTAACAGCTGATGAAGTTGCAATAATGATGATCTTATTAAAGATTGCGAGAACTAAATCGAGAACAGCAGTTAAGGATCATTATGTGGATATGGCAGGATATGCTGCAATAGCCGGAGAAATAGTTTTGGGGGGTCATCCAGATGACAATAAATCAATTTTGGATAAAGGTTAAGAAAACACAGGATGCGTACGATCGGTCCGACAATCCTGTGGCAAAACAGATATGGCATTTAAAATTATTGAATTTGATGATGCGATTAGAAGAAGTGGAGAGAAAAACAAATGGCTAGATATTCGACAATAGCGATTAAACCCCAAGTACATGATGATATAAAGAAATTAGCAAAACATAGTTATCAAACTGTAGGTGGATATATTGAAAAATTAATTGAAAAAGAAATGAAACAAATGAAATGGGAGAAAGATAATGGAAAAAGTAGTTTGTCCTGAGTGTAAGGGTAATGGGTACATTCGATTAGCATTTGAAGCAGAAGAATCAATTGAACAGTGTAAAGTATGTAAGTCTCAAGGAGAATTAGATTCAGAAACACATTATCATCAAAGTTGGCAAGAAGCTGATTCACCAATGAGAACTATTTATTTTGGACCACCTTTAGATCCAGACTGGTATTCTGGATTTAACGATTATAAAATTGAACCAAACGAAGAGGAGAAACAATGAACGAAGCAGCTATGTGGAGTGAAGAAGATAGTGCAAAACTTATCGAACTTGACTCACGAGGTATAAGAGTAAGAGATATTGCCATACGACTGAATAAAAGTAAAAACTCGGTTGCCGGGCGTTTACATAGAATTAGAATTAAAAATGGTCATAAACCAAAGTATAGTAGAGGTGTAAAAAGGAGATATATACCAGAAGCAGCTAAGATTGGTGAGCGTAAATGTAATTTATGTCATCAAAAATTTGATATATCTTCAGTTCTACAGAGATTCTGCGAACCTTGTAAAAGAACAGATAATTACAAGTTTGGAGGATAAAATTTAGTGGTATCGGAATAGGTTTTTATTCCAGTCCATAACACGCTGAAATGCAGGACGACCCGGAGAAAGTCCGACGAAGTAGAATTCCCGGGGAAATAGAAACGAAAGAACAAAAGCCACTATATATTGCGACAAATGGTAATTTGTTGTATAATAACTTCCTGGAATATTAGGTGAAGTCCGAACTTCCAGGAAGGATTTATGTACTTAGCTAACAAAACAAAAGTCCATAAGAAATTATTAGATCGATTAATAGAAGGCTTACGCCCTACAAACTCGAGCGCCAGGGCGTTAGTCTTACTTGCAAAATATAAAATTTTTGATAAAAATCTTATAAAAGATAAATTAAAACAAATGGAGGGAGACAATGTCCTCTTATTTACTACCCAACAGCCCAATCAAGGAAGTTAAACATTGTCACAAATGTGGCAGAGTCACCTTACATTTTCTCAACCCTAAACATGATGTTATTATGTTACCTGAGGTGTGGGATGAGGTGGTTCGTAAAGGATTTAATGCAATTAGGCGTTATATGTATATTCCCAAAGAATTATTGGACCTAGATCCTAAATTTTTCTAGTATAGAATGCATAGAAATATTTTTAGAAATTATTTTGAAAAAAATGTCAAAATAGGTGTAACCGGTGTAACCGGTCTTGTATCCCTTATCCACCTTCAAAAACTGGTTACACTATGGTGTAACCGAGGTGTAACCGGTGTAACCGTAAAACCAGTGAGAGAAACATTTTTGGGATTTTATTTGAGTTTCCTGTTAAAAACATTCTATATATTGTAAATGAGTCAATTAACTGAAATTAATATAACTGCTAAACAAAGAAAGTTTGCAGAGCTTTTGGTAAAGCATGATGGTGAAAAGAGTGCAACTGAATGCGCTATTATTGCTGGTTATCCTAAAAAGACTGCTAGGATATATGCTAGTAGATTGCAATCAGCTAAAGAATTTCCCAAGGTTGCTAATTATATATCATTATTAAGAGAAGAAATTCACAAAAAGTATATGTCTAATTTGACTAGACATATGAGAAGATTAGATGAATTAAGTAAGAGTGCCGAAGCAGAAAAGAACTATTCAGCAGCAGTAAATGCAGAAGTATCACGAGGGAGAGCTGCAGGATTATATGTGGATCGGAAAGAGATATTGACAGGGTCAATTGATAAAATGAGTAAGATCGAAGTAGCAGATAGGCTTAAAGATCTAAGGAATAGATTTCCTGAAGTAATTGTAGATGCCTCTCATGAAGAGATTGAATCCAAAGACTAATAAATTATTTAGATGTGGTGTTGATGTAAGAGAAGATGGATATATATTTGATGGTTATATATCTGTAAGATTAAAGAAAGATGGGTACTTTAAAGAGAACTGGAGAGAACCAAATAGTTATAAAAGAAATGTG